TGACACCGTTTTGTTGACACCACTGAGATGCTGCTGCCCATTTAGCTTGATTTTTTATAAACTGTGCCTGATTATAAACATTTTTACCAACTTTTTCTTTAAGTGTTTGATTTGCAGGTTTTACTTCCCATAGTTCTGCGTGACGTTTCTGTGTCTTGTCAAGATATACCACAAGAAAGTCTGGTACATAAATTGTTTGCTTTCCTGATAATGGATCTTTATATGGAATTTTTACAGGTTCGCTGCTCCATTGCTGTACGGCAGGATTGTTATCACAAAATGTCATCACAGTAAACTCCCAACTACTTCTATATATAGGTAGTTTGTTACCTACATACTTTTCCGGGTTGTTGAGTTTAAAACCGCCTTTACTAAACTTCAAACTCATGCAATTATGTTTCGTTGTATTTCGGGATTTGTTTTAAATTCTTGTGCGTAACCTAGACTACTTGTTTTAAATCTATTGTAATTTAAGATTTCAGATACAAGCCCCGATAGTTCTACGTCATTTAATCCTCTTAGGGTATCTAAGATTTGCATAGGATTATAACCATCTTGTTTTGCCTGTGTTATTAAAATAACAGCAATTGATTCTGCAGACACTTCACCAAAACTTTTATTTGTAAAATATCCCTTCATTGCGGCAAATACAGTTGCATCTATCTCTACCGGAGATGTATACTTGTTATCAAATGCAATTACAGTTTGATTTGTAGTATTCGATACAGGAATGTTAGAATAATTCATAATTATCTCTTAGGTGGGAATATGATGGCTGCAGGATTTGCTCTAATTTTTCCATCAACACTGGTATTGAAACCTTTGAATATGTTTATCCCGATACCTCCGGGCAAGTTAAAAATTCCGGGTTGATTTTGAGTACTAGGTGGGCTTGAGTATTTTCCGGGGCTAGTTGCAGATATTGCACCTAGTGCGCTTGATGCAATATTGTAGCCCACGCCTTTTGCTTTCCCTAAACCATTTTTGTTAATATAATTCTTTGCTAAAATTTTAGCAATATCTAATAATGGATTTGAATTTGCAGGAGGCCTGTAAACAATTTTCTTCTCGGGAAACGGATCTCCTTTAACTCCATAAGGACTAGGAGTGTTGTCGTAGTAAATAGGAATCCATGTCTCGGGAGACTTTCCAGGGTTAACTGCCCCAGTTTTATATATCACTGTTTCATAAGATACCTGCATCTTATTTTGTAAAATTTTACCACCGTCACTCTGAGCAACGTTATCATGTGCCCATTCAGTTATAAGTGGATTAATTAAAGTATATTGTGTGAATTTCTTTTGATGAAGAACATAGATGTCAATGGACTTGATAAACTGATTATCTTTTAGTCCTCTATCGTAACGTCCGTATGTATAATCTATAGTTCCATATTTTGTATCTCTAAAGGCCTCAGGGCTTGTTCTAGCCTTAACAGTACCTGAATCTAGATCACCATAGTTGCTGTCTGCATAATAATGTTTAAAATAATTTAACCATAGATTATGTGTTAGGTTACTGTTGTCATCGTGTAGTTCTATTGTAATAGGCGAGTATGTTAATTTTGTTTGAACTACTGTTTTTCTATTATATTGATTTACAGTTTCAGTGGCTACTGTAAATCTAGGTAAATCTGTTTTCTTTGCAAGCAATCCTACGTCTTTACTACCTCGCTGACTTAACCATTGTTGATCAATAATTGCATCAGAATTTAAATTAATTTGTACAAAATAGATAAACCCAAATTTTGGGGCCCTTGCATATGTACTATCAACATACAATCGACTAGCATGTTGATAGTCCTTCATCACAGGGTACCCGGAGGTATAACTAGAGTTAGAAGATGTTAGAAAATTATTAAAGGCATTACTCATATGAATATTTAGTCAAAGAAAAAGCCCAGATATTCTGGGCTTGATTATAGTCAATAAAACTATTAACCTGTAGCTAGTCCTTGAGCGCCAGCTGGTCTTACAACACGACCTACATCTAAGCCGATACCGCTTGCTGTGCCGCCTGGTGCTTCTAATTGAATTGCATTATCATAACAGATACCTAACGTAACATCCATTGGGTCGTTACTTGAGTAGTCTCCGCCTTGATATGTTGCTTTAGTTACCCAGCATCCTAGAAATTCAAAACTTTCTAGTGTAACAGGTTCAAATTGTCCGTTACCACCATCTAAAATTTCAACTCGCATTCTAAACTTATAATCGATTGCGCTTGCTGCCGCACTTTGTTCAAAAAAGTCAAACTGCTTCTGAAGTTGCTCGCCTACTTTCTTGCTTACAACTCCACTTGCGTCATCGCGTAATTTTAGTTCAGCGTCTTCCCACTTGTGCTTACCAGCAATTTTTACAGTGCTGTTATATACAGGTAGTTCAACTGTTGTGAAACTAACGCTAGGTCTGCTTACTGTCATAACTTGTTTAGTTAATTCAGTAGAAGGAGTACCCTGGACACCGAAATTGTCTAATGTAACGCGGAAGCGGTACTTTAATTTTGGCATCAACAGACCCTGAGTTGATGCTGCCTGTGTGGCGCTCAACGGTACTGTGAATCTATTTAAACTTGCAATTGGCATCTTTAATGCTCCTTATTCTTTTATTTACCTATTATAGTCCAGCTGCAATATCGCCAGTATTTTTCAAGCGTAATGGAATGTAGATAAATTCCACGGCCTTAACTGGTTCAATAGCAATATCAACATACAACTCACTGCGATCAATTCTTGCTGGTGTGTTATTTGTTTCATCACAGACTACAATAAAGTCATATAGGGCACGTTGACCTACTAACTCTAACATTAGGCTTTCTGCTGCTGCTTTAATTTCTCTACGTGTTTGAGCATCATTAGGTTCAAACAAGAACGGTCTTGCTAAAACATCAAGCTGTCTACGTAGGTAGCAAACTAAACGAGCAACGTTAATTCTATCTAATGATGAAGCATTTCTTGCACGAGTACGTTGACCATACGCTAAAACTCCGACACCTGTTAGTGTTGCAATTGGATTAATCTTAACATCATCAAGTACATCACGTAGTCCTTGGTGTAGTGCAACGGTTCTGAATTCACCTTCTGCATCAACATATCCAACGCTGCTGGCATTGTCAACTCCGCCACGACGTGTACCTGCTGGAGCAAACCATGGATAGCTCTTAGCATCACTGTTAATGATTGTACGTAGCATCATGTGGCTTGGTGGAACAACAATACTGTTGCCAGTGTTATCGTTAGTGAAGCCACTTGGGTAGTACATAGCCATGTATTCGTCAAAACTTGTTGCGCCAGCATCACCGTTGTCTAATGCAAGGGCGGTGTTATTACCCCAGTTGCTTAGTGCTGTGCCAGTTGGTGCTAAACGGAATGGAGTATCACCTACTACAAATGCAGTAACGCCACGATCGGTATTGAATGCAATCATGTTCTGAATAGCTTCCGGGTAGCCTGGTGTTGCTAGCAAGTTGAAGTTTAATGTATCAGTGTCACGAATTGTTGAGTTAGAATCAATTAGTTCTTTGAATGCATTTACAACTTGTGCTCTCTGTGCCAAACGACCAAACTGTGGACTACCGTCTTCCGCTGTTGGATATTGACTTACCCAACGATCAGCAACATACGAAGTCATAGACTGGTTGTTGAAACGAGTGTTTTGTTCATTGTTAGCATTTAGATTTAAATGTCCTACAATGTATTTCTTAACGTTAAATCCACTGCGGCGAGTGTTCCATAGGCGCATGCCTTTTGGATATATTGCTGGATCTGGTGCATCTGGATCTAAGTAGTTGCTGGCTAGTAAGGCTTCAATTGTACTAGGTGCTGTTGCACTGCCAGATGTTGCCCAACGTGCATCAGCAAACAACCATCCGTCAGGAGTAGACTGATCAGTGGTGTCTTGTAAAACCCATCCGTTAGTTGTGCTGTAAACGTAAATGTCTTTACCAAATCTTTCTAGATTAGCTGTGCTGATCCAGACGTCACCTGTGTCTAGTTGAGTTCCGTCGCTTTGACCAGTAGCTGCATCTGGTTCAGTTGCGCTAACAATAGGACCGTTGGGGCTTGTGTTAGGAAATGCCGTAGCATCTCGATAGCTAACCCATGTTGTTCCGTTGTGATATAACACATCGACTTCGTCAACAACACTGCTGTACCATAATGCTCCGTCAGCTGGATCTGTTGTAGGAGCAGTTGCTCTTGCTTCGTAAACCAAAGGTTTCCAGTTAGTTGCAACTAGCCCAGTTCCGGCAGGCGATGTGTATAGATTAGGTGTTCCTGATTGCAATACTACATCATACGCTGTAAATCCGATCTTTGTTAATGGGTTACTTGTGCCGTCTACCATTTCAAAGTTACCACCCTGGCTGTGTGCCATTGTTAACTTGTTGTTTGTAGAATCCCATGATGCAGTAACATACTGTAATTGTGATCCACTGATAGCAGCTGGAATTAAAGATGCTAGGATAGAAGATGTAGTACCAGCTAAAGTGATTGTATAAGAAGCACTGTAGTTAGTGGTTGTATTTCTACTTTCTCTAATAGTAAATGTATGTGATCCTGTTGAAGCATTTGTTGTTGCAGAACCTGTAACTGACGTTACACCTGCAACTGCTTTTCTCCACACTTTGAAAGTGCTGGTTGCAGTTGTTGCATCGCTGATATTACTATCAACAAACAATGTACCTACGCCAACGCTTGTTCCGCCACCGTTAGGATCTAATGTTCTGTTTGCTTCGTTGACGCCACTGTAGATAGGAGCAGATACTGTGCTCCAGTCTTGTGTAGAACCGTTATAATATTTTACGCTCCAGTTTGCACCGTTTGATGGAGTTGTTGTAGTAACCCATACAGAACCAGTTGCTGTACTAGCGTTGAATACTGGGTAAGAATAGTGAGGAGCAGCAACATATCTCTTACCGCTGTCAAAAGAATCTTGAACTGCTACCCATGCATTACCGGAAGATTTTCTGTAAAGAGTGTTTGCATTATCGTTTGTAACAACAATACAAAAGTCTCCTTTAGAACCGATAGAGTTTGAAGGTGCTGTACCGCTGAAGCTAGAAGCAGGAGAAGTATCATCTAACACTATAGGAGTTTTAGAAGTAAATTTCAATGTACTTGCGTCCCATTCTTTAACACCATATAGGCTAGCATCTGTATCTAGCCAGTATGTTCCTGCTACAGGATTACCTTCTGGTACGCTGCTAGTTGGAACTAGTTCACCTAAATCAAGATCAGCACGTACAATGTACGCTCTCGAGCTTGCGCCTAAAAGACTATAAGTGGCTTGCAGTCCGTACTCGTTAAGTTCATTACCGTGCTGTGGATTACTGCTAGCATCAGTATAGAAAACCGGAGTACCAAATGTGTCAGTTAAATCTCGTTGACTTGTAATCAACCAAACTTTACCTGCATTTGCTGCGGTTGTACCCAATGCGGTTGTACCGCTAGGGTTTGTTTTATCTTGTGCAGACGCTACAAATACCATAGGCACTGTGCCTGGGGCTGATGGAGTATAAAAACTCTCATCGATTACGGTTACTTGTACGCCTGGTGAATTCAATGTTGCCATTACCTGATCTCCTAAATGGATTTTTACTTTAAATTATTTAGCGGTTTGGCTGTTTTTTCCCGGTATTAAATACAAAGAAAAGGGCAATTAAAAGGGCGCAAGATGAGAGATTTATGTAAAAAGTGCAATCAACGACCGGTTGCTATCAACTACTATAAGGAAGGCAAGCCATTCTATAGGTCAAAGTGCGATCATTGTGCTAGAGAAAGGGGAGAAGGTACCCCATTATGGGCTAGAGCAGGCTACAAGAAAAAAGCCACATGTGATAAATGCAGCTTTACTTCGAAATATCTAGAACAATTTAATGTGTTTCACGTTGACGGAGATCTTACCAACTGTAGATATACTAATCTAAAAACAGTATGCGCTAACTGTCAACGATTATTACATAAACTTAAATTGCCGTGGCGACAAGGCGATCTTCGACCAGACTTTTAATTTGTTCAAACAGTGCGTCAATGGTGGTGTTGTTATACACAGTGTGGTCAATTGCGCCACCGACCCATGCTGTTTCACTTGCGTGAATTTTAAGTTGCGCTAATTTAGCCTTACTTAGACTCCAAGTAGCATTGCCATTTGGACCAGAATTTGCACTAACTGCTGCATCATACCATTCGGGTTCTTCACCGCGCTTGATACGCACTACTATACCGCCTGCATTATGAATTGCTTTGATTTCATTAGGAAATCGCACATCGCTAATAACGATATTATCAGTAGTTTTACGCATTTTGTTTTCTACAGAAGCAATCCAAATGTCATCATGAAACCCTGTACGACATACTTCTGTACCCCAATATTGTAGAACCCAACGTGGAGTTAATTTGGGCATATCTAAACGTTCAGCCCACCACGGGTCTACTTGTTCTCGCCATTCCCGGGCTTCTTTTGTACGCCCTTCCAACAGAACGCGGTCCCAACCAAATACGGCTGCAACCGCGTCTTTTAATGTATTTGCAAATGAGTCTCTTCTAAACCCGTGTGTATTAACTAGATAATCTGCGGCAGTATCTTTGCCCGACCCTATAAACCCAACAAAGCCAATGATCATAACATCCCCTAGATGTTATAATTTATTACATTTAGATTACTCTGTCAATATTTTTATTAGCCAATTACAAAAGTAAGTGGTGTTCCGCCGTCTTTGTAATTTACTAGATCTAGCTCTAGCATTTCCATTTCAGCTTTGCCTTCTCCTTTTAGGGCAGTTCCGTTTAGAGCGGTGCCGCCTTGTGGACTAGCAATCTGATTAAACTTCTCACGAGCTTCTCCCAACATCGATTTGCAGGTAGCTAATGAATAGTCTTTGAGCCATTGATTAGCAAAAGGGTCCTGCAATAGATTAAAGTCAGGACGATAGTTATATACCCATAACAGCACTTCTTCCTCTGATCTAGGACGTTGCATTAGGGTTAACTTTTTGGTAGTTTTATTGTAAGTGAAGTTTATCTCACTGCCAAACATTTTGCCCACTTGTTTTTGATAGCTTGCAAAGGCATAATAAGTGGCTAGGCCACCCATGTTTGTAGCAGTCAACAAGTAAGTATTAGAATACGCAAGATTAAACGGTTCGAACAGCGTACCACCTTGTCCACCGCCTGACCTAGAACCAATACTGCGTCTAAAGATTTGACGCACAGCCATTACTTCTGGTGGCAGCGTATAGTCATTTTTATCAACTTCCACTGTTAAAAATGCATAACTTTCTTCTACCGCGTTACTACTGCGTTGACGAAACTTGTTTAAGGCACGGTCAATTGCAGTGTTGTAATGTACAGGATCTAGTTCTACATCGATCATGCCATCTCCCAGCATGGTCTTGCAGTAATCTATTACCTTTTGTCGTTCGTTTTCGTTTTCAGTCATACTGATATTTAGCCATAAATACAAGACTATGCCACGCTTATCCTTATACCGTCCCGAAAAGGGCAATGATTTTAGATTTTTAGATCGTGCAATTAACGAACAGTTCCAAGTAGGCGGAACTGATGTTTTCTTGCACAAATACCTAGGACCAGTTGCACCAGAAGCCGGTGATGCTACTCCCACTACTCCTGATCAAAGCGGCTCAAGCGTTCCTGAACTCGGTATACAAGATTTATTATTCATGGAAAATAGAGATCGTCATTACGATCCAGATGTTTATATTTTGCGTGGAATTTATACATTACAAGATATTGACTTTAATCTAAGTCAATTTGGTTTATTCTTACAGAATGACAATATTATGGTTACGTTCCATTTACGTGGAACATTCGATGCAATAGGTAGGAAATTAATGGCAGGTGATGTTATTGAACTACCACACCAAAAAGACGAGTATGCATTAGGTGACGATGCAGTTGCACTAAAGCGGTTCTATGTTATTAGCGAAGTTACTCGTCCAGCAAGCGGGTATAGTCAGACATGGTATCCGCACCTACTACGTGCTAAATGTCAGCCGTTAGTTGATACACAAGAATTTAAAGAAATACTTGACAAAGAACTTATCGATGCTAATGGAGATGCGACTGGTAGTACGATTAGAGATTTAATTTCTAATGTCCAAACTAGTATTGATATTAATAATCAAATTATTGCACAGGCAGAAGCAGATGTCGGTCG